CACCTATAATATACATAGATAATACCCTAGCTGGAACTGATGTAACATCACCTGTAGCAGTAATAGTTGAAGTAGATACTCCTTCAGTTGTGTATATCATACCCATGCTAACCTCTAACTTAAGTTAATATTTTGTTGATATAGAATAGTAACTCTACATTCACCAGCATTTGTTCCTGCCGAGTTAGTAAAGTTAAGTCTTTGATCCGAAGTTCCAATGTCTTCCCAAGCAAGTGCTCCACCTGCTTTTGTTGTTGGATATTGTCTGCCCGCAGTTGTTCCAATCGTATAAGCATTTACAAGTGCAGTAGCTGAGCCACCAACAAAACCAACACTAATGTTAGTAGTAGTGTTTGCTGCTGTAATAATGTCAAAAACACAATCAATAATTTGTGAATTTGCTGGTATTATTACATTAGATGCGACTGCCGCAAGTGCACCGCCAGATAAATCAATAGCATGTGTTTGTGCCATTACAACCTGACCAGTATTTTTCATATCAGTACCAACCGTAGTACCTGTAGTTTCTTTAATTGTTCCAGCCTTTATAGGACCAGAAAATGTAGTTGTACCCATGTCAACCTCCTTTTAGTTGTCTGTTAAGTCTTGAGTAATTTGTATTTTAAAACAAAAAAGGCGCTCTTACAAGCGCCTTCTTTGATCTGGGAGGATCCAGTATTTTTTACGAACCTTGTGACGCGTAAACAGCTCTAGGATCTGAGTAACCAAAGCTGTATCTCTCTCTTGCTTTGTATCTCATGTTTCCTGTATCAAAATCGCCTTCCATGCCAGTAGCAAGGGCAGCTCTTGTGAAGTGTTTAAATCCATTAGGACAATCTGTTTTAATGAAATATGCATCCGTATCCGTTAGATAATGGTTAACTGTGTAACCACCTGGTAGCATTCCCATATTTTTCAGAGCGTTAATGTCATTGTCAGCAGTACCAACTCTGAGTGTGGATTCTAAGATCCTATCAGCTACAAATTGAATGTTAACAGGAATAATTAATTTCTGTCCTTTCATTGCAATTTTTAACCCTCTTTCGTCGATAAAACCAGCAATGTCAATCATCGCTTGTTCTAATGAAACATCAGTAAGGTCAGCGTCAGTAGCACTTCTGTTTGAGAAGGTACCACCAAGTGCTGTTGGGTGAGCAGTGTTAGCTAAAGTAACTCCGTCTCCACCAGTGACTGAAAACGCATTATTTAATACGTTAGCGCCTCTTACTTGTTTCGTGTAAGCCATAGATCTTGCTAGGGCTTTAGTGTAACGAGCAGATAAAGTATCATACAAGTTATCTTCGACAGCTTCCTCAGTTAATGCAAACGCTAAAGCGATTGTATCATGAGTGTATCTAGCAGTAAAAGATTCAGAAGCGGTATCAAAACCAACTGCTGATCCTTCTGCTTTTACATTTGCTTGTCCGAATCCAACTAACATAACTTCTTCTTCAAAAGCTCTATCACTTGTTTCTTGCTCAAAAATTTGAGCAGCTTCGTTTTCGTAGCGTGCGTATTCCAAACCGAACAGGGCGTTCAAACCAGGTTCTAGTTCTTTGGCAAGCTGTGCTCTATTAATAGCCATATCCTATCTCCTATATTCCTGATGTTGAGTCCATAAAATGAACGTTAAGTTTTACGACCGCTAATCGGCCTGCTGCAGTTTTATCAACCGCGCCTTCTGCTACTGAAGCTTCGTCATCAAATCCTACAACTTTCATATTTAATGAAGCAGTAGTATTAACTGTTGCTACATCTAGTTCTCCTAAAGAGTAACCAGAAGTATTAGTTCCAGTAATTGCTGTTGCGAAGTTAGCATTAATAAACAGATTTGAATCAGGCATTGCTCCGTTACAATTAATAACGAATAATGCGTGAGGGTTATCTGCTACATAAGCTATAGCTTCTGTTGACGGCTTGATTGCCGCATATCCAGGCCAGTATGGTGCCCATGTTGGAGTTCCATCAGTTGCAATGTATTTACAACCCATGAAGACACCTAACAAAGGTACAGTACCGCCTGCCGCAGCGCCAGGTACATCTATTAATCCGCTAGCTAGAGGGATGACTGGAGTTCCAGTCCAAATCAAACTTGTTGTTCCACTACTTGAGCCTTCAAAGTTAATAGGATACGCATTAACGCCTTGGTTATTATAATTTGAGCCTGATCTTTCGTAAGGACGAAGACCAAAAGCTGCATCTATATTAGCCATAATTTGTCTCCTTTAGACAATGTTGATGTAACATAGATCTTAACCATTAAGATTTTTTGTTTCCACCAAATTCTACCCGAGACTGCCTTTCTTGCGAAATTGGCATGGAGGGGTGCTCTTCCCTCATAAGGTCGTTGTCAACTGATTTTTGTTGATCTTTAGTTAAATTAGCAAAATATTCATCTCTTGACTCTTTAACTTCAATCGGACATCTCATTAACATTAATCCACCTACTGCAATAGTGCCTTTAAATTTTCCTGCATCTAAATGAGGTAAATCTATTCTGTCTGGATATTCATCTGCTTTCACAGGTTCATATCCCGATCTGATTCTAGATACTACGTTTTTATCATCTTGCGTACCTCTATACTCAAATCTTACCCACCGATGGTGAAAACCTTCTGGTGGTTCAGGGGCATCTAAATTAGATGGCGGAGTCCAACCTTTTTTACGAGTTTGTTGTTCACGGGTCTCTAATTTGCGTGAGGTTTTTTGTTTACTATCTGTAGTCATATTACGCCTCCTTCACGTGTTTTGCGTACTCTTCGAGCGGCACACCAAGTTTTTTTGCGATAGCTACCTGTGAAGGTGTGAGTCTCACAGTGCGGCGTCCAGGGGACGTTGTTCTTACAGCTGATGCTACTTTTTGAGTAACTCTTGGCTGTTCCCCAAATTTTTGAGGAAACTCTTTACGAATTCTCGTATCAATTTCATTATAGTATTCATCACTCTCTACGTCAAATCCTTCTTGCACTAAATCCTTATGAATTTCCATAGAAGTAAATGTCATAGCTCTGTCATTGTTAAACCATTCGTTTTTATCAGCCCAATCTTTTGCTTTTCCACTAGGACGAGGTGCAACAGGCTGCTGTTCTACAAACTGTTCTTGTTGTTGTGGTTGTGCTTTTTGGGCTTCTAATTGAATTTTTTCTGCAACAAGTCTTTCTCTTTCAATAGCCATTTTAGCCATAGCTTGTTGAGCTTCAACTTGTTTTTCTGTATCTCCTTCTTGAATTGCAGCTTGCATCGCACGCTTAGCAAACTCTTCTTGAGCATCTAATTTTTTCGTGCCTTCTTCTACAAATAAAGCGTCTTTTTGATTAAGTTGAGACTGCAGTATTTTTTGTTGGTTCTGAATTTTTTTAGCGTATTCAATTGCAGCTTCTTCTCGACGTTCTGCTTCACGCATTTTTTTAGTTAGCTTATCAATACGTTTTTTTACACCCGCACTATATTCTTCTAACTCTTCTGGTTTTGTTTCTGTAGTTGTTTCTTGTCCCGTAACCTCTACAATAGGATCATTTTCATTTACTGAAGGAGTAGAAGTTTGATCTTCTTTTACCTCAACATCCACAGCATTTCCTGATGTATCTATCGGAACTAATTTTTCTGATTTATTTGTTTGCACTTCTTGCATAGAATTCTCCATGTTACATTAAATTAGCTGGCAAAATGTCTCGAGGATCTTCGACAACTGCCAGTACTTCGTCGTCGTTGATTATGCGAAGTTCACCACCATCAATGCTAAGTCTAGCTCCAGCATATTTTGTAATGATAATCCAATCGTCCTTCTTGCACCACGCGCCATTAGGAAATTTGTCTTTATCCATATAAGCATCAGGACCTACGGCAATAACTTTACAGATATTAGTAGCAATCGAAGCTTGTTCAATAGCAGTGTCTGTAAGAAGCACGCCTCCTGCTGTTTTACCTTCTAATTTTAAAGGAAATAAAACAAGACGATATCCTGTTGGTTTAGGTACTTTTTCTATGTCTTTCTTTTGTTTCTCTTCTTTCTTACCATCCCAAATATGTTTTGGCATAATTAGTTTACTTGCTGACTTATTCATCTTCTAGCTCCGTTTTTCTTAGCAGGTCCGTGAGTTCCTGTACTTCTTGTTTTAAGGCATGTAACTTACCCGTTAAATACCTATATTCGTCCCAATTTGAGACGCCCTGTAATATAGCTTGTTCTACAACAGTTTGTCTACTAATTAATTCTTTTTTGTAATAAGTAAAAAAATTTTCTAATCGCATGATTTCATTTGGTCAGCTAATTTTTTACAACGATTTGGAGTTTGTTTATTCCATTTCGAGTCGAGCATCTCGTAACTCGCACCAATAAAATTGCTTTCCTGCAGGCATTTCCACATGTTACGAAACTTGGACACGCCTGTAGGGCCAAGCTGAAATACCATTTCGGTAATGGTATGTTGAGCAGTTGTAGGCAAATCAGTAACACCATTATTTTCCATAAGTGTTCTAGCTTTACCTATTGCGTTATTTAAATCCTTATCAAATACTTCTTGTAGTTCTTCTTTTGTATATGTCTTGCCATCTTCAAAATTATCTTCGTGTACTACTTTATGACCCCAGCCTATTGTGCGAAATCCTTCGGTGTCTATGTATACATGATCTCTAAAGCCTTCAGATAATTTTACTGAGTCTGCTAATTCGTCGTATGTCATGTATATATTTTTGTTTTTGGTCTTTTGTTTTTTAACATTCTTCCAAATCCTCTAGGTTTTACAACGACAAAACCGCCATGCTTGTAGTTCTTTGCCCACTTTTTAGCGATTTCTGGTTCATTTGCAAACAAATATTTTCTTTGCTTTTCAGATTTAAAAGGCATTAACCTTTTTTTGTTTTTTTCTTAGGCTTTTTCTTAGCAGTTTTAGCACTTTGTTTAAAAGCTTTAGCTGTAGGAGCACCTTTAGCTCCTTTTTTACGCATTTTTTCGCCGCTTCCTGCTTTTATTCTTGCTTTTTTTGCATGAATATTAGCGTATAATCCTTTTTTCGCACTCATTTTGTCAATCCTTTCGCCTTCTCAAAACTTCTCATTCCCGCTACGCCAAGCATTGAAGTAACAATAGCTAGAAGAGGCCCAGTTTGAATTTCTGGAGCCGTTAGATTTAATCCTGCAAATTTACTATACCATTCTATACAGGGAGATAAAATGAATTCAAACATTAACGCAAGGCCCCCAATCCATCCTATAAATGGTCGCCAGCCAGCAACAAATATGCTGCGATGGCTGGCTTCCTTTGCATTAACATCTAATTGTTTTTCTGCAAGCTTTTGTTGAATGCGTTGCATTAAAATCTTTTTGTCTAATTTCTCTTCTTCTGAGGTATGAATTGAATCGATTACGGAAGCTACTTGTTTTAAAGCGCCATCTTTACCGCCTAGTAAACCTGATAGCAATCCGAGTGCCATTAAATAGCTCCGATAATAATGATTACGATTATTGCAACAATAGCCGCCTTAATCCAATCCTTCATCTTCCAGTCGGACCACTCTTTAATGTGGGCCCATAGATCTTTTAATAGGTTCATAAAACCTCCTTTGTTAAAACGGGATTATACTATTTTAAGCCTTTGAAAGCTACTTTTTTAATTTGAACCTTACTTCTTTGACCTTTTGGTCCAGATCCTAAGTTTTGTGTAACTTTTGGACCTTCCATTGACGCACTATATACGTCTGCAATAGATGTTTTGTTAACATGAGGTCCTTTGTAAGGATTCATGTCAGTAGAAACAGTCATTTTTGCATTTGGATACAAAGAACCATTGATAAATTTAGGTTTTGGGTTGTTTAGTGCCATATTATCCTCTCTTTTTTGCCTTTTTTTTGCCTTTTTTCTTCTTAATGACCCCTTTAGCCATTAAAATATCTTTTCTAGTAACTTTTCCGTCACCACTTAGGTCAGGAAACTTCTTTTTTTTCTTTACAGAGCCACCTTTAGCAAGTTTTTTGCCAAATATTTTAAAAATGGTATCCATATTAATATCTTTAATAGTGCTTATTTTAGATAATGATGAGTCTCCGCCACTTAATTGCTGTCTTCTCTTTACAAAATTGCTTGCTACTTCTTGTTTTTCTTTATTGGCAAGATTTTTTTTGTTAAAGTTACCCATTACTTACCTCGTTTAGCCATTCCGTAACCACGTTTCGCGGCTCTTCCTGCTTTTTTAGATTTCTTAGCACTTTTTTTTCTAACCATGCCACCTTTTGCAACCCTAATTGTTTTAGCACCTCCTGCTACGTCAAGCATATTAGGTTTTTCACCTTTAGGAACTTTTCTTTCAATTAATTTTTGTGTAGGCATAAGTTCAGGGCTTTTCTCCTTAGCCATTCTATTTCTAGGTGATGGGATACGTTGTCTAGGTACTCCACCTATTTCAGGTGTTAACATTTTAAGTAAAGACTCAGGAAGAGGTTCTTGTTTTGTAGTAGATCCTCCTGCTTCTCCAGGATTACCTTTGTTCATTAACGCAATCTTTGCTTTTTTTAGGTCATCGACTGTTAATCGCTTGTTGCCCGCCATTTCTTTTGCTTTATCGAATATTTGTTTATTTGTTGCCATATCAGTGTATCGTTGGTTTAATTAAAGTTACAAAATCAACTGTATTGTGGTTCATTAAGTTATCTGCTTCCACAGGAACTAAATGTTCATACATTATCATTTGAGCTACGCCTATCATAGCACCTGCTAAAAGTATACTATCCTCAGCAGATTTGGAAGAAGTATTTTGAAAATCCATAAGCATTGAAAAGAACTCAGCGAGCCTTGTTTCTGCGTTTGTTTTTTGATCAACCATCCTTAACCTTCTTTGCTTTAGATAGATTAACATTTGCACGTAATTGTGCAATATCTTCTTGAGAATCCATTCTATCTTGGGCTATTTTACCTTGAGATGCAATTCGCTCACGTTCTACAGCTAGACGTAGATCTGTTTCTTCGTCTTTTCGTTGTAAGTCCATAGCTTTTAATTGTAGTTCTTGTTCTTTAAGTCGGATTAACGGATCACCATCTTCTTGGTCAAACATCTCTTGTTCTTCTGTAATCATCTGCGTAGTCATTTCGTTAATTTTCTCTGCAATAGCTGACTCTATTTGTAATTGCATCTGTTGTATTTGTTGTTGTATCATTTGTTGTTCTTCATCTGACTGAACCATTTGTATTGCTTGTTGTAATTGTTGCATTGGTTCTGCAAACTCTGCTGATACAACCTCTCTTGCTTGTAAAGCTACGTGATCAGAAATATGTGATTGTAGAATTGACATGACAATAGGATTATTTTTTACTAAAAATGACGACATGAAAGCACGGTGTGCATTGATATGTGCTTCATGATTTTGTTGAGGGAAAGCTTTTAGTTGTTGCGACTTTAACGATTGTGCGTTCTCGGTCCCTGGATCAGTTGGGGCTGGTTGAGGAGGAGGTGGTAAAATTGCAGCGATATCTGTTACACCCAGTGACATGTACATACGTCTGTACGCTTCGTACAAGTTGTGTGCTTTAGGATTGCTTTGCGCTAATTGTAGTTGTGATTGAGCTAACGTAATTCTCTGTGATACAGAAAAAATATTAGGATCACTTACAGGCAGAATATCTATTCTACCATCAAAGTCTTGTTGTTTAATTTGTGGTTGATTACCTTCTACTTCGTACGGATACATCGGAGGTAATGACTCTGCGAATATTTTAGCTAATAAATTAAATTCTATTTTTTGTGCGTAGTGCATTCTTTTGTGAATAGCACTCATGACTTTTGTACCACGTTCCATCAACGCCATTGTCGTTCCTACAGGATTATTACCTCCCATATTTTCGCCTGTTGGCTGATCTGCTACGGTTGCAAATTTAGTGGCTGCCGCTACAGCAAAACCTAGTAATTGAAATAACGTTGCACTTGGTTCTTTGTAAGGTAAAGGAATTAAACCTTCTCGTAAATTTCCACCAGGTGCATCTACGTCTCTAAATTCTCCTGGTTGTAAAGGTGTATCATCATCTTTGACTCTAAGACCTCTTGCTTTAAATCCTGCTGGTAAGTTTGCTAACGTACCTGCATCAATAAGCTGACGAAGAGCAGCCGTTGCTGTTCTTGTTAAACCGCCAAGCATGTGAATAAGACCAAAGCCATAAAACCCTAATCCTGGTAAAAATTTAAAGTGAACAAAATATTGTTCTTTTTTCATTAACGGATCATTTTCTTTGTAGTTTCTGTACACCGATAAAACTTTTCCAGACCCTTCATCAATTGTTATGATGTATGGTTGTTTAATTCCATCTTGACTTTCAAATCCTGGCAAATCTAAATCAGCATGAATTTCCAATAACGTAAACTCATCGGTGTTATAACCAACTTTTTTAACGCCTTGTATTTCTCGCTCTTTTCTTGATACGGAATCTTCTTCTGTGTATGGCTCTATATCTATATCTCTATAAAAACCTTGTACTTGTAATTTTCTAATTTCATTTTTACTTCTTTTCAAAACATGTGTAACTCTTTCAGCAGACTGTAGATCTGTTGCCGTGTAAGGAACAAGTAAGTCATCAGCAGGAACAAATTTAGAAACTGCTCTGCCTATTGTAGTATCAAAGTAAACTTTTTTAAAAGAAGAACCTGCTAAAGGTAAATGAAATAACATCTGATCGAGTTCAGGATCATATTCTTCCATAACATGCATTAGCTGATAGTTCATAAACTCTGACACACGTTCAGCCTGTTGTTGTTTTAAAACATCTTCTTTCCCTAGAATCTGAGTTCTTACAGGTCCACCTGCAGGAAGTAATTCTCTATATGCCTGTGCTTGAAACTGTGTAACAGCTTCTGCTAATACAGGATGACTGACATTACTAGCACCCTGAAAAGGCTCTGATCTTTCTTTGTATTGAAATCCAAGTAGCCCTAATCCTTTTTTATATGTTTCTTCCCATTCTTTTCTAGAAGCTTTATCTTCTTCAAAACCTTCCATGACATCATTAGATACAACACCTAAATCAGTGTCATCCATAAATTCTGCAAGGTTAGAATCAAAAGATATTTCTTCTTGAAAGTCTTGCTCTCCGATTACAGCCGATCCATCCTCTAGCATTGTCACATCACTTAAAATATTGTCTGCTACATCGATATCTACTAAACCCATGTTTTCTGCTGATGTTTCAGCAATCTTCTCTTGTTGTCTATAGACAGAATCTTTTTCTATGGCCATTTCTTTCCTTATTTATAAATCTTGTTTAGTTGTAGCATTTCTTTAGTCAGAGGAATAGAAAAAACAGGTTCAGTCTCAAAATTTTTCTCTTTTGATTTTTGAATCTTATATCGACCTCCATCTTCGTCCACTAACTGGTTTGCAATATTTTCTGCTTGTCGGTACGTGTCCCCTTGACCCATAATCTCTGCTGTTTCCTGATTAATAATATTATATACCGTTCCTCCTCTGGCATCACTTACTGCTACATTTGCAATGATTAACTTAGAGTTGTTATCTTCTGCATATTTTCTCATGCTTCTTTCAATGTCAGATGTATAGTGTCCACCTACTTTACCTGCTTCTTCATCCCAAGCTCTTGATAACGGGCCACCGTAAAACTCATGAGTACCTACGCCAGGAAGATTACTGTTTCCTATAGCTTGCGTTGTATTAATATTAGCACGTAAAGCATCTTTGTAGTTATCCAAACGTCTTTGTTTGTCGGCTGTTCTCTCCGCTATATCAGTTGCTGTACTGCCATTCTGATTATACGCTTTTCCTGCTACAATATCTCCCGATGCTACACCAAGATGTGTTGGTGCGGACGGGTCTTTTTCTACGAACAAACGATGAGCTGCCTCATACAAATGTTGTTTAAGAACAGCATCACTCCATGACCCTCTATCTTTTAATGGTACGTCAGGATATAGCGCTTTCATTAACTGATCATTAATCTCATCTGCCATTGAATCTATAATTTCTCCCTGTCTTTTCTTAAAATTTTCATACATCGCAAAATCTTGCGGTCCTAGAGCATACGGTGGTTTTTTTGCCATATCACTGAATTGTTTTTGAAAAGCCATCAACTCTTCGTATTGTGGCATTAATTCTAATTTTGTAGCACCCACAGGACGAGCAACACTTTTATTCTCAGCAAAAAATTGTAATACATCTCTGTCTATGCCTTCTTGCATTGCTTCAAAACTAATTCCTTGCTCTGCCATTACATCAAGTTTAGCCGCTAGCTCTTTTGATTTTCTTGTTGCTGACTGTGCAATATCAGATTGAATCTCATCAATAAACGTCATGGTAATATTTTGTGGCTTCATTGTGCTGATAGACTCGAGTCTCTTTTCTTCGTCTACGAACTGCGATTGTAATTTTCTTAATTGTTTTTGTTTTTGCACAATCTGTGCATCAACGGCTTGCTTTGCTTTATCATAGGTTAATCGTCCACCTGATTTTTGTACCAGAGCCTCAACGGCTTGTGAGATAGTTTGGAAGTCATCTGGATCAACCTTGGTTAACGGATCGTCAATAAGCGTTTGTATTTTTGCTTCAATATCTTGTAGTTTTTTTGTATCGGTTAGGGCTAGTGGATTAATAATAGTACCTGTTGCCTTGTCTACCATTTCTCCTTCATTAACTATTGCAGGACGGTCCGTGGCCCTTCCCCACGCAATCGTGTAATTATCTCCAAAAGAATGACTCTGCGCTGACGCACTTGGCAAGGTTCCTGGATCTCCTCTAAACTTATCTGAATCGATTTGTAAAACTCTTTCTCTGTAAGTACCTGGAAGATATCCTGGCATTAATCCTGTACCTGAATATTTTGGTTCTCTGTATACAGCTTGTCCTTTTGTAATAGCAGGTGAGTCATACCTTTCGGGTTGGTCTCTTTTTGCAATATTTATTTTATCGGAACGAAAACCATATCCGTCGGTTGTTAGTTGGTTGAGAGGTGACTCGCTAGTAATCTGTATTATATCTTGTGATAAGATAGGTTCGCCTGATTTTGCTTTTGCTGATATGTATGGTCCAATACGTGCATCACCGACCTCGTCTCTTCCGATACCAGCCGCATTAATATAATCATAAAATTCTTTTTCTGAATCAAACTTAACAGGCGAGTTTGGTTTAGATAATGATAACTCAATGTTAGAATAAAAAACTTGTCCTGGATTTATAGCCGTCGCTTCTGGTCCGAGGGCCTTGAGTGTTGCTTGTTGTTTCGTTGTTGGTGAAAAAATATCTGTCTTTGCTATTTCTTCTTTCATGTACGCTGGAGGCTTTCCAAACATCTTGGAGAAGAAACCACCAGGAGCGGCATACTGAACGTCGGCCGCGTTTACTATTCCACCGTCTTCAAATGATTGAGTCACTACACCTCCTTGTGCTTTTTCTATTATATCAGATCCTTCAAATAATTTAGCATTTTGTTTTTTTGTTTTAGCAATTTTATTTACTGCTGTAATTGCTTTATTAACATCTGTTTGTGTTACATATCCTTTATCCATAGCTTCAATCATAATTTCAGAAATTTTTTGATCAATAGGCATAGCTTTACCAATTGATTGTCCAGGGGCTATTTCACCTTGAATACCTAATATTCTCATTTCTTTATCTATATCTTGAAGTTTTTGAAAATCTATCTCGTCTCCTTTATCCGCATATCTTGCATAAAGTTTTCTTGCTTCTTCTTCGTAACCTCTTTGAATAACTGAGTTATATTCAGATATATCAATGTATAACTGAGAAGGATCAGCCCCAGTTCCGTATTTATCAGGAGAAACATATTTACTAGCAATACCTTGAGTTTCAAATTTATGTGCTAAATTTAAACTTGTTCGTGTATCTACATCTCTTTTAACAGGAAAATCTTTAAGAGAATCTTCTCTGACTTGTTTAAATATTTTTTGTAAAACAGGTTTTAAATCATTTGCACCTTGTAGTCTAATTTTATCAATAGCTTCAAATTGTAAAAATTTATCATGTAATTTACCTCCTGGTCTTACATCCTCTAGTTTGTAATTACTAAAAAATTCTTGAGGTGCTTTAAGATCAGGAGTAGTTCTGTTTAAATTAAAAAAAAATCTATATTCAGGGTCTTCATTTTTAAGAGTGACCTTACCTTGTGTTTTATCTGTTATGTTTTGCTCATAATAATCTGCAAATTTTACATCTTTAGGAACATTTTTTGAACCTCTATACATTTTTGCATCTAGTGCAGAAGGGATTTTAATTTCAGGATTTGTAGCATTATATTTTTTTATAGTACCTAATAAATGAGTTCCTGTAGCTTTACCACCAGGAGTATTGTCTATTGTTCTACCTGTTGCATTTAAATAAGTTTCTCTAAAAATATTATGAACAGCATTCACATCATTGGTGTCTACATCTTCTAATTTTTTACTCATCTGTAATTTTAAATTTTTTAAAAGAGGAGGCCCTTCAGTTGCTCTATTAAATTTTACAATTCCTTTATTACCTTCTGAACCTAATATATTTATATAAATTTGATCTTCTGGTAAAAAAGTTTGATTACCTCCACTACCATCATTTCTAAAATACTTTATTCCATTTTCAATTTTAACTCTTCCAGGAAACATTTCAGGAGTAGCTTTTTCTTTTAAAAATCCAGCAAACTTTTCTTTTTCCACTTCATCTAACAAACCGTGAACTATTCCTCTTTGCTCTGCAGGAAAATTAAAAAACGCTGTTGATAGATATTGTAGTTCTTCATCTGATACAGGGCCTACAGTATTTCTAATTTGATCGGTAATTAAATCTGACGACGCCGCAGCCCCAACACTTCCATCACTTGTTACCATTCGTGATTTTAAATTTTCTAATTCTCTTGTTGCTTTAGCTCCTGCTTTAGCGGCGGGTCCAACTCCAGGTAGAGGAATAATATCTAATAAAAAAAATCTAGATGCCATTTTTTGTTCAGGTGGTAAGTCTGCAAATTTTACACCTGCATTTAAATTCTCTCCTGCATTTCGTACATCTCCAAATAAAAACTCACCAAAAGCACCAACATCTGCTCTAAACCTATCCATACGTTTTTCTAATCTTTCACCCATGGTTGGGTATTGAGTAATGTCTGCATCTATACTTTCTCTTGTTTCTCTATCCGCTGTAACTTCAGGAGTTAGCGCTGTTAATATACTTGTGTCAGGTAAAAAAGGAAAAATACCTTTTGCCGAGGCTGCTCGTGTTCCAAGCTCTGCAATAGGATCTATAATATAATTTGTAATACCTTTACTTAAAGGATTGTTTATTAACCCTCTCCCAAAAGCTTGTGCATTTTCATTTTCATATAAACTACGTACACCACCTTTAATAGCATCATCTAAAGCCTGTCCATAAAGTTTCTTCTCTGCCATTAGTAATAGCTCCTTGCGGGTTCAATAAGTGAAGGTTCATCCTGATAATCAGAATCCAGTTGGATAAAGTTACCTTGTCTAAACCTAAGCAACGCTTGCGTTGTTGAATCAACTAAATCATCATGCTCACCATAAGGGAAAGCGGCACATTCTTCAATAACTTCTTCGGCAAACCTATCTTCCGTACACCATACCTGCCCTGATTCAAATAGGGGAGCTACGGAGTTTACACGAACGTGCTTATCGTTGCCCTTACTGGGCGTATAAGTAACTACAGGAATTCCTAATTGACGTAGCTCCTGTGTTAAGGGCATACCAGAAGCTTTCGCTTCTATCAAGATTGTTTCAGGTTCCCAGTATTTATATTCGTCTAGCGCGATCTCTTTTAGTTCGGGAAAATCCCATCTACCTTTTCGCATGTCTAACAAAATAATATGATACGGTCCGTGTTCCACGGGCTTAAAGACACCCCACGTAGTTATGGCACTAAAGTCTGCTGTCTCCTTTTTACTAAACGCTGTGTCATAACTTTGTATAACGTGCGTTAAATCAGGTATATGTTCTTTCGGCCATACTTTCCACCAGTCACGTTTAATAATACTACCTTCCTCTGAGGTCGGTGCTTGTTGCCATTGTGCTTGCCACTTTTGCTCAGATAGAGATGCTTTGACACCTTCCAGTTCTCGCAAGTTCCAAAACTCAGGCCACATCGGTTTATCGTTCAGTATGGCTGGAAACTCGACCACGTCCCACTGATCGGAGTTTTCGTTCGATTGTGCGTTTAATAATTTACCTGTAAGATCTTTTGTTGACCACCTTGTCATAACAATAACAATTGAACCACCAGGTTGTAAACGTTGTCTAGGTCCTGACGTGTACCATTCGTAGGCGTTGTCCATGGCTGTTTGTGAAAGAGCATCTTGCTCGGAGTGTGGATCATCAATGATTAACAAATCAGCACCACGCCCTGTTATCGCACCACCGACCCCTGCTGCAAAATACTCACCACCTTTATTGGTTGTGAACCTCCCTGCTGCTTTAGAATCTTGTGATAAATTAACTTCAGGAAAAACATCTTTAAATTCTTGTTGGTCAAATAAGTTTCTAACCTTTCTACCAAAGTTATAAGATAGCTCTGCTGTGTGTGTTGTTTGAATTATTTTTAGCTTAGGATTCCTACCCATCATCCACGCAGGAAACAGGTTAGATGCAAACTCTGACTTTGTATGTCGTGGTGGCATATTGACAATTAATCTTTTTATTTTTCCACGTGAAACATCTTCGAGTTTCTTTGCAAATATTCTGTGATGGTTGCCTGCAATAAAATCAGGCCAAACTTTTTTTACAAAAGTTAAATAGGAGGAACGGGACTCCTCTGCAACTTTTATTTGAAATTTTCGTAATTCATATTTTAAAACGTCGGTTGGAATTTTTTCAGTAATCATAAAAAAGTTATATCATACTTTGTGTTTGTGTAAAACTTCGACTAAAGGCAACCGAGCCAAACCAAAGAACTGTCGAGGTTTTGTGGAGGTGTGGGGACTAGATGTTGTATGAAGTAAGTTGGTAAGTACCTATATCTTGATTTGGTCTTCAGGATCTACGCTGCTACGAAGCTGGTGTAGCCTGGAAGAGATGGTAGCCACGCTGCATGGCAGGTGATTGTATCCCAAAAAAAAGGCAGGTATTACCCTGCCTTTTTATAATTAATTGCAATTAATTACTAAAGTAAATCTCGTGGACTCACCTTCGTTCTTAGTTTAGCTATTAAACCAGTAGCCCAATCCTTAACGAATTGAGGTGCGTTAGGGTTGAAAGCCAACTCCTCAACCTCACTCTCTAATAGTTTATAAAGAGCCTTCCAATTAAGATTACCAGAACTACCAAACAGATCGCCTTGAATATCAGTATTGTTGTTATTCCTAGCGATATCATTGTTGTTCCTTAATCCTAATTGATTTTCTAAAACAGCTAATCTGTTTCTTAAGTCGTTATCATTATTCGGCATATATTCTCCTTTGTTAATGATAAGAAACCATTACTCCCATTTTATCTTATACTCAAGAACTTTATTTCTTTTTTTTATTAATAACTTTTTACTTGACAACTGCCCCCCAGAGGTGTGTGCCGTGCAACGCTAATACTAATAAGGCGACCGACCGACTGCGTAAAGAACAATGGAATGGAACTTCAGCGAAGTGGTGCGGGGGATAGTAATACTAATAAAGGCTAACCGCACCGCTCGTTAGAGCGATGCGATGTATTGACGACTGAACTAAAGTGTCAATTAGTTCTCCGCTTAGGCATGATTGGAACTAAGCGGAAATTCTGAAGTCTGCTACTTCGTCTATCGTAGCTTTTTTGTTTCGTGATACTGTGCTTTCCGATAAAGGCATAGCTTGTATTTGTTTATACTGCGTTGGTACTTTGCATTGATGATACGCAATCTCGCCAAGTTTCTCCTTGACCAACTGCGTGTCAATCTTAGCACCAAGTTTTTGTGTAACATGAACTGAGTAATCCCTCCCATGTAATAGATTAGCGTTCTCGCTCATAGACAAGTCTATCATCAGTTGTCTATTGACTTTAATAAAGTCTGCTAGAACTTTCTGCATTGTTAACGCTCGACCATAAGCGTCTATGACAGCTTGTTTATTTTTCTTACTTACACTAGCGGGGCTTTGTTGCACCTTCTCTAGTACTTCTATTATATTAACAGCTTTTGACATTTTATTTTCCTTTCGTCTTTCTAGTTAATACTCCCTTTATATCCCATGTTATTCTACTTGTCAAATCTTTTTTTTATTTTTTTTCCACAGGAACTTCCGTGCCAGAGCTGGGACGCTGCACCTGAACTAACTATAGTAACGCGCGACGCGAGTCGCAGCAATGCGCAATGCGCCTCAAAGGACATGCACAACAATCTTCAGCAGCAGCAGCCCTGGCGGGGATGCTGCGAATAATAATAATAGACCTGTGATTATTAACCAGTTCATAATGCGGGCACCATCTCCTGCATCTGAGTCCAGGCTTCAGCGTCCTGGTTCACCAGCACATGCGCTCCGTCACCCCAGTCCAGGTACCAGTATTCTAACCGATGTAGTTCGCCGTGTTCGTTAACGTAACCGCGGAGCTCGTCGCTCGGCCCGCCCCAGCTGAACTGCCAACGCCAGTACCCTTCTGGTTGGTCGTCCCACGTATGCGGGGCTACGTAGTCAAAGGCTAGCGCCTCGTACTCAGGGTTCTTCAGGTCTTCCTGCCTCTCCCGCCACTGTTCATCCACCAGCTCAGCGCAGGTGGGTTCTTTCTTTAATACTGTTACAGTCTCTGTCATGTTGTTCCTTTCTAATGTAGGTGAGTCAGGGCGTCTGGCAGAAACTTTGTACACTGTTCTGCTTACGGAAGCCCTTCGGGTTCTCCTCAGCTCCTGACTCTTGTGGCCGTTCGCGAAACTTCTAAACGGATTCAGTAGCCACAGGTATGACAAGGCGTTTCCGCTCAGCCGTAGCCATCAATGTCATGATACTTATATAGTCCCATCTTATTAGATAGTCAAGACCTAATTAGAAAATTTTTCCACACGCACTTCAGCCAGAGCTGGTGACGCCAGTCCTGTAACTACTATAGTGCCACGGGTCGTGGACAGGTAATGGAATGGAGATGCAGACGGCTACCATCTCAGCTTCCCTGGCAGCTGCAGGTGCAGCCCCTAAAGATAACTATGGTGACAGGGTTTCTGCCGATGGACAATGGAAATGCGTACGACCAGCTCAGCATCCTGGTTCCCGCTGCGGGACCAGCTCCTGGTTACTATGGTAGCTGGGGTTTAGCCTCGGGTAATGGGCAATGGAGCAAGATGTCTCGCACCTGCTGCCAGGGACGCTGGTCGTGCACCATGTCTACTACCCAATGGTCTGGGGGAAGGTTGGCAATGGAGCCAATGGAGGGAGCCACGATACCCCCAAAGATATACAGTAAGCTTTGAGGGAAGGTCGTGGCTATAATAAAGTTCCTTCCTCCTTGTAAACTATGGTTAAAATTCCATGATTTTTGGAATGGGCTTAAATTTATTTTATTACTTGTAATTACTTTTAGCTCTACCCAAATCGATACACCATCACAGATGCCATAACAATCTGGTACACCCTGTGCCGCCCAGTTTTCAAACCTAGTCCAGTGTATATCTGACAAGTTTTCTTTTACTTGTTTCCAAAATTTACTCTCGGGTTTCACAGAATATACAACAAGCCAAGCAGTATACAGCCAAGCACAATTAAAACTTTAAAACCACCAAGTAATAATAATCCGAATACCATTTCCTTCATGGACACCTCTTCATCAGTTCCATCATTTGATTGTAATACAACAATCTAAACTCAAAGCTCTCAGCAGTCAGTGCTGCACGCCTCAAGTTCTCTATCCTACGCCAGAACAATTCGTCGGTCATAGGTAATGTAGTATACTCATACAAATCTGGTCTAATTATTGCTAACATTACTCTTCCTCCAATATATCTTCATCAACATCATCAACTAAATACTCTAAAGGTTTAAATCTTACACCCTGTTTTAATTTAAATATCTGAACCTCTCCTGTAATAGAATTTAAAATTTCATTACCATCATCATCAACTTTGTAAAAGGTAATCTCATTTACTAATACTGTCATACTTTCTCCTTTTCTAGTAGCGAGGGGCACCCTATTGTCTATTCCCTCCGTTCTGTATCTTACGTTGGGAGAGCTACTGTGGTAGTCCTTTTTTATATGTGCGGCTACCAACACATAAAACCTA